TGGGCTCTCCATATTGCCTCGTCGACGCAAATCGAAAAGGCGCAGAACACGAAAGGCAAAACCACTATGACCACAGCAACGAAACCGAAGCGTAAGAAGACAGCCAAAAAGAAAGTTACGTCTAAGCGGTCAAAAAAGAAGGCAGTCAAAAAGAAGCCAGCCGCTAAGAAAAAGACGGCCAAGAAGAAGGCTACGAAACGTGGTCGACCGAAAGGCGCGAAGACTCGCGATAAGCCTGTTGTTGACATCGCTATTGCTTCCAAGTGCCCGAAGTGTGGCAGCACGGATCGAACGCCGTATTCGAACACTCGCAAGCTTCCGATGGCCACCAGGACGGTCATCTGGCGCAACACAAACTGCCTTGGGTGTGGTCAGTTGCGATGCGATCGAGAAGAAATACTGCATGACGAATCTGAATCAGGAAAATCGTAGATCTCTTTTCCAGTGTGTTTTTCGGTATTGAACGTTCGTAGTATTCTCACATGCCAACGTTTGCCGAAGACATGGTCACGCGAATTCAGGACACCCTGAAAGAAAACCCCGGCGCAAAACGCGTCACGTTTGACGGTGTGACAGTCGAGTACGAAGAACTGGTCAGCCAGCTTGAGTACTGGGAGAAACGGGTGGCAAAGGAAAACAAGGGTAAGCCACGAATCTCCAAGATTAACCTGAGCTAGTGTTAACGGAAGCCATTGTCAGCTCGAACAGCGCGATTGCAAGCGGCGACTTGTCCGCTTACCAAGGCGCTGAAATTGATGACAAACAGCGTAAGTCACCTAGGATTCGACAGATCAAGTCGACTGACAGGTTGCTTCCGAAAGACAAGCGAAAGAATCTGCAGCTCAATACACAAGACCTGCAGCGCAACTTTCCAATAGCTGCTTGGGCGATTCGACGGCACTTGGACTACGTTAGTTGTTTCAACTTTCAGGCCAAGAACAAGGATGCCGGTTTAAACCGTGACATTGAAGCGTTGATGAGTTGGTACAGCCGACCCGCCAATTGCGATGTTGCTGGCCGACATTCCCTGAGGGCTCAAACTCGCATCAACGAAGCTCTTCGCGTTGTTGATGGCGACATGGCTACGGTCACATATCAGACAGGCCATTTGCAAGGGATTGAGTCTGACCGAATTCGAGATCCTGACAAGATCCGCAAGGACGACGATCGTGACTGGGAAACTGGGTGCAGGGATTCGATACTGACAGACGCGGTCGCCTTCGTCGCATGGCCGTCCACAGGCGATCAAAGAGCGGCAAGTATGAGTTTGATGGTTACGTTCAAGCGAAGGATTTCTTTCACTTGGGTTACTTCGAACGATACGACCAGGTGAGGGGCATCAGTCCACTCGCATCTGCTTTAAGTACTTTCCGCGACGTCAGCGAGAACTTTGCTTACGCCCTGGCGAAGACAAAGATTGCCCAACTGTTTGGTTTAGTTTTTTACAGTGACTCGCCCGAAGAGGTTGGAAATTCATCGGTAGAGTCTGAGGACGAAGACGGCGACGGAACACCGGAAGATCGGTACGAAGTCAAACTGAACGACGGTCCCTTCAAGCTCGAATTGGACGAGCGAGATCGGGCCGAATTTCTGGAGAGCAAATCGCCAGCGATTGAATTCCAATCATTCAATCATGCGATGATCGCGGCTGCATTAAAGTCAGTCGACATCCCGTTTTCGTTCTATGACGAATCATTCACGAATTTCTTTGGATCACGTGCGGCATTGATGCACTACATCCGAAGCACGGCGTGGAAGCAAGAGAGCCTTCAGCGTCACCTGAACTCCATTACTGAATTTCGGCTTGTCCGTTTCATCGTTGATCGTGTGCTACGTCTTCCACGAGGGATGCAGTTCAGTGATCTGCGATGGGAATGGGTAGCAACAGGCGTCCCGTGGTGGGACCCATTGAAAGAAATTCAAGCGGACATGCTGGCGGTTGGTGCTGGCTTCAAATCTCGCGGAATGGTGATCAAGGAACGAACGGGTCGCGAGTTCCGTGACGTTGTTGACGAGCTTGCGGATGAAGAAGCCTACATGATCGACAAGGGCGTACACGTTGATATTCCCGCCGTGTTAGCGGCAAACAAAATTGAGGAGAATTCCGATGACAAAGACGCTCGCTCCACCGAAGAATAATCGCTTCCGGTCCGCACCGATGCGAAACAAGCCTGAGCGGTTTGATCGTGAAGACAAAGCGATCTTCGGTGCGAAGATCATTCAGAAGGGTCGCTTAAACGACTATGATGTTCGCCCCTGGACGGTCGACGATACAACGCTACAGCAAGTGGCTGACTTTGGCAATCAAGCCAACAACGGACTCAAAGCACGCTTTTCTCATCCGAATCTTAGTGACGACGGAATGGGCAAGCACTTAGGCACATGGCGCAACTTTCGCATTGAAGGTGATGCTGTGTTTGCCGATCTGCACTTTTCTGACGCGGCTTACAATACACCTCATGGTGACCTTGCTGGCCATGTCCTGGACTTAGCTGAGGAGAGCCCGGAAAAGTTCGGTGTCAGTGTTGCCACGAAGTTGGATGAGGACGTGATGTTTGATAATCGCGGGCCAATCCGCGACGCGCCGATGCGATTTACAGGGTTGCATGCCGCTGATGTTGTTGACGAACCAGCCGCAACCCGTGGGGGATTGTTTGATGACGCTGGTTTGCCGGATTTAGCAACAGTCGGCACGTGGTGCCTGAACAATTACTTTGCTGAGTCGGATCCGAAAGATGTCATGATTCGGTTCGGTAAATTGGTTTCCAAGCACTTTGGTGTTGGTGAGCATGACCTGCTTTCGACATTCGCACCGGCAGCGACTGCACCTCCAGCGGATCCCCCAGTGGACCCGAACGTTTTGAGTCGCCAGGAAGCCAAACGTTTTACCGAGTCATTCGGTGAAAAGGGTGCAACCTGGTACATCGAAGGGAAAACTTTCGACGAGTGTTCAGCACTACAGAGGAAGGACTTCGAAAAGCAAGTGTCCGATCTTCGTCACGAGAATGAAGATCTCCAGACACAACTGAGCGCTGCAAAGTCTCAGCTAGGCCACGATCCAGGTGATCCGCTTAGTGCTGATCCAACTGGCAAGCCTGAGACCAAGCTGCAGAAGCGAGCGAAAGAGTGTAGCTCTGAGTCTGGCCGAGAGATGGCCGGCAGCTTGCAGGCGCGATGGGAGGAAGCCGGCATTAAATAGCCAGCGTTCCTTAAGTAAACAGTCAAACTCTCTTTGGGAGAACGATCAATGCCTAATGATTTTGTAACAACGGCGGACGTCGCCATTATCAACGACGCCGACCTAGACATTCGTGTGAATGACGTGCTTGATGACGCGCCGATTCTCAGGCGAATGTTTGCCCGCACCATTCGCGGAAAAACGTACAAGTACCGCAAAAAGACGGCCAACCCAGTTGTCGGATTTCGCCCTGAAAACGATGGTCGTGATTACGATAAGCCGACTTGGGAAAACAAAACCGTTTCCTGCGCGATTCTCGACGCATCGTTTCGCGAGGATGTCGCGGTTACCAAATCCGACGAGCGCGGCACGGCTGCGTTGCTGGCTGAACTCGCTGGTGACCACCTAGCATCTGCCTTTTCGACGGCTGAAGGCCAGCTTATCTATGGAACGGATGCCACCAATGGATTCCCTGGTTTGGCGCAAGAATTAGATCAGCTCTCCGATGCTCTTGTACTGGATGGCGGTGGAATCTCGAACCGCTCAAGCGTCTGGTTCATTCGTACCGGCAGCATTGCGGAGTGTCATCTTGTCTGGGGTGAGGGTGGCGAGATCGACTTGATGGAGCCTCGGATCATTGAAGCCCAGGGTGCGACCGGTTCTTACCCAGCGTGGTACGTTCCGTCGACGGGTTACGTTGGCCTTCAGTACGGATCCATTTGGTCAGTCGGACGTATCGCAAACTTAGATGATGGCGCAAATGGCTTGGATGATGACAAGATCTCGCAAATGCTGTCATTGTTCCCGTCAAACCGCGCCCCGACATTCATGGCAATGACTCGTCGTAGTCAGCAACAGTTGCAGGCTTCGCGAACGGCAACGAATCCAACGGGTACACCCGCACCATTCCCAACGGACGCATTCGGTATTCCCATTGTGACTTCTGATCAGATCAGTAACGCGGAATCTGCGGTGGCCTAAATGAGCAGCGTAAGCAGTGCCGTCAGCGTTGCATTCAAAACCGCTCGCAACGCTGGCGGCGTCTCTATCCGTTACTCACGCGGGGATCACTTTGTTGACGATCTCAAAGTGCTTCCCTCGATTGATCGCGAAAGCGGCGAAGCTGGCCGGGCATTCGTTGTAGCGGTTGATCTCACGATCCGAGTCCTGGCCGAAGAGTTGATTATCGCCAATGAAGTTGTCCTGCCTGAAAGGGGTGATCGAATCACTCTGGGTAACGATCACTTCGAGGTTGCGGCGATCGAAGGCGGCAAGTTCTTTGAGTATGCCGATCCGTACCGGTTCATTTTGAGGGTTTACGCCAAGCAGGTGAAGTAGTGTCGTCCGTGATTGTCCAACTCGCAAAGGACTTTTTGACTTGGGTCAAAGCCCAGTCCCTTAGTCAGGAGTTTGACACTAAGCGGGCATACCGAACTGTCTTCGCTCTTGAAGAGCAGAAACAGCGCTACCTCATCGTGGTTTACCCTGGCGGCGAAACCGTAACACCGTACACCCGCCGGAAGCATACTGAAGACGAGTATTCGATCGACGTCGTCGTGCAGCGGAAGATCAGCCCACGCGGCGAAGATTACTTAGACGAACTCGATGGCTGCATGGACTTCGTTCAAGAAGTTCGTGACGTGGTCATTAACGCGACAATCAGTGATATGTCGCATGTCCGTACAGAGGTAGACGAGGAGTTTCATCAAGATCAACTTGACCTGAATAACCTCTTCTACTCCATTCAAACATTCACGTTTAAAACGATTCGAGGATAGCACGATGGCCGTAAAGCTTGGAAAAGATGCAGTGTTGTATCGCAACACATCGGGCAACTTCGCGGCTCCGACCTGGGACGATATCCCTAATGTCCGCGACTTAACTCAGAGCCTGGAGAAGGGCGACGCTGACGTGTCAAGGCGATCGGGTGGTGGCCCACCGATCGTGACTGGGAAAC